GCTCTGCACATTAGTGATCAGAACCGGTTCATTAAGGGGGAACATCCCTGCGTCTGCATCGCTGGCGGTACAAACCATGCCGACAATGGCCGTTGAGACTGTGGAAATGACGCGCGTGCCATCGTTGATTTCGATGACCTGAACGCCATGATGGTAATCACTCATCCGTTTAACTCCGTGGTGTTGGGGTGAGTGCTATTTTCGAGTGTGGCGTCGCGGCGCGCTATTTGTCCGGGTTGGGTGCTGCGCAGGACAACAACGGTCAATAAAAAAAGCGGGCTTACGCCCGCCTGGTTTATGCTGGCCTTTCCGGCCAGATAATGTCTGATGCCTCAGTGTCTATCCTGTTGAGAAACACCCGGTATTTTTTCCATGCGGCAAGCTGTAACTGCTCCTTATCCGAGGCAATTTCAAGCTCAACGGCATCCTGCAATGGTGCAATGGCTTCACTGGCCTGCGTCATCAGTACGCTTTTCAGCTCCGCCATTTCCAGCTTCCTGGCCGCGCGTTCCGCTTCAGCGTCATCAACCCATTTCTTGCCGTCCCACTTCTGATAATTACCGGTGGGGGAAAGCAGGGTGACATTGTCTGGTAATGGCCCTAGTGCAGAAATATTAAGTTGCTTACCGGTATTAATATCAAACACCGTCAGGCCGCGGTGATCCTCCTTCACTTCCCAGCTTGTAGTGAGGGAGTTAAATACCGCGATCTTGCTATTTACCGTCTTCGGCGGTTCGATGTCAGTGCAGTGCGCAGGCAGGCCCGTATGCGGCGGTATGTAGGCACTACCTTTTCCGATAAGTTCACCAGTTTCCGTACTCAGGTTATATACGGTGATTGTCCTGGGTTTGTCGATCATTCTGAACATTATGCAAGCCTCACGATGTAGTTAAATGCGATGTTTTTAACGGTGTTTTCATGGTTGCCCACCCCGGAGACCGTTGCTGTATGACTGTGTGCACCAATCGCGACGGTGTGTGTGTGCGCGCCGATTTCAACTGAATGATTGTGAGCACCAATCGCTACGTTGTGAGCATGATTTCCCGCTACTGATGAATTAGACGCTGTCCCCCAGCGTGGCACTTGGTTTGATGTGTTGTTACCTGAATCAACATAACTCCCACCAAAACCTATTGAGTGCGCGTGCTCCCCGGTGGCATTGGTTGTTTTTGTTCCATAATCGAATATGCTGGTCGCCCGGGTGCCGTAGTCAAAAGCACTGGTTGCCCTCGTCCCCAAATCAGTTGCGGAAACGCTGACAGGGTGATCATGGAACAGGATGCCGTCGAGCTCCTGAGATAACACCGCTCGCCCCCCTGCCGGTTTGCCTTTCACCGTCCAGCCGCGCATATCCGGTATCACACCTGACGGGTAAGCCGCCGCCAAAAACGGATACGCGCTGGTATTAAAGGTCTGTCCCGCCATGAGTGCATAACCTGCCGGGAGGGTATCGGACGGCCAGGGGATCGGGGTACCTACCGGGCAATTGTTGTAGCCGTCGTGATGGATCATCTTCCACGGATTAAATTTGCCATCGCAGACAGCGGCAAAGCCGATTAAATTGCCGTAGAAATCAATTCCGATAGTAGTGTTAAAACCTACGCTGTTGCCGTGAGCCGAATTGATGTAATGCTTCCATGGATGTCCACCAGGCATGCCGTTTAACGCTGAGGGGGAATTAAAAAAACCCGAACGCTGACGCAGATCAACAGCAACATCACTGATAAGCTCAGCGTAGGTATTAAGACCGGCTCCTTTCGGGACACGCCCTTCGGCATTCTCATTGGCTTTTACTGCCGCATCGAACGCCGCTTTAACGGCTTTCGGCGTCGCGGCTAGCTCTTCCGTATTACTATCGGTACCGCTATAGAGCCGGGTAATACCTTTCTGCGCAGTTGTGGCGTCCTGTGCAATGTATTTCGAACTGGCATAATCAACCACCGCTTTAAGCGCTTTCGAGGTGGCCGCGTGCGCCTCTGATTCGCTGTCGGTTGCGCTGCTGAGCTGCACAATCCCTTTTTGCGTCGTGGTGGCATCCTGCGCGGTGTATTTGGCGCTGGCAAGGTCATACGCCGTTTTCACCGCTTTCGGTGTGGCGGCGAGCGTCTCTGACAGGCTGTCAGTGGCGCTGCTGAGTTGAGTAAAGCCTTTTGCGGTAAGCGTGGCGTCGGGATGACGACGCGACTGCTCATGCTCGAGGAGCTTGCTGTCGACATAGTCCTGTGAGGCGAGCACGGTTGTTGCATCGATACTTAGCTCAACGGATGCCAGATCTGAAAGAATGATAACCATGCGCAATGTCTGCGCGCGCCCGGATCCCTCTTCGAGTTTGGGCTTATAACTCTCGGCCATATTGCTGACGGCAACCAGCGTGCCGGTGTCGTCATAAAGCCCCATTTCGCGCAGCCAGAATCCGCCCGTTTCCGGCGGGATAACCAGCTCGGCTACGATGTAATTTTTATATTTATTGTCCTGGCTGATTTTATTCAGCTTATTGCGCCAGACCTCATTAATGAGCTTCGTCTGGCTGGCTGCAGGCTCAGGAAGATTACCGCCGCCATCTCCGACCGCCATCGCAGTAATATTTACTTTTTTACCGCCTGGTGTAAGCGCAGCAGCAAATTTTGCCGCGCCTGCGGTGGTGACTACCGTTCTGTATTTCGTTGTCATGCTGTTCTCGCTTAACCCGGATAAACCGTAATAATGTCGCCGTCGTAATGTGTCCCACCGGCGAAGAGATATCCCGCAACATCCTGAATGATATTGAGCCCGATGAGATGGCGGCTGGCAGGCTTCGCATCGGTGATAAGCCGCTCCATCTCGTTATACATTTCCTCCGTGATACCTGTTTCCAGTACGCCAATATCAAGGCGGAACGTACCTGGCGGGTCGTTGTTTTCCCACCACTCAATTATGTTGATGACATAGCCGAGTGGCTCAACGACACGCCGCACCGCGCCGATGGTTCCTTTGTGAGAGTGAATAAAATAAGCACTGCGAATAACGTCGCGCTTGGTCTTTTCCGGCCAGGCTTCATCCCAGCGGTCAACGGAAAATGCCCATGCCAGCCAGGGCAATAAGTTTGCCGGGCAGGTATCAGGGTTCCACAATCTGCGCAGCGGTATTGGCGTATTTTCTATGACCGCGCAGGCACGCGACGCCGCTACCTCAAGCGGGGTTGACCCCACGGGTAACAAGCGCGAATTACTCATCAGAACCTCCGATCTCGATGTTGAAATCAGAGCAGTAAGAGGCCTGAGTTTTATCCAGCACGATATCTGCGGCTGGTGAAGCAAGCTCTACACGCTGTACTCCCTCTACATGGAGCGCTGCATAGATGGCTGATTTACGGATATCCCGGCCGAGCCGATGCTGCGCCGTAATATAGGCTCGCAGTTTTGCTGCAGCGGCGGCACGAACAGGCTCGCGTTCAGGCCCGGGATAAAGGAACAGAGAAGCGCGGATTTGATAGTCAACGATACTGGCTGATTGTACCGTCACGCGATCGGCCACCGGCCTGACATCTTCGCCACTTAACGCGTTGCTAACTGCTGTGAGCAGATCGGGTGATGCTTCACCATTGCCGTCGCGGGATAGGACGGAAATAGTGACGCAGGCTGGCGCCGGGCTTACGACAGAGATATCCGCCACGCGTCCGTCAGCGCTCCGGCCATGAAACTCATAGGCACCGACCGACCCGGCTACACTCAGACCTTCCAGTGCTTGCTGAATACGCAGACGAAAATCGCTGTCCGTTTCCAGCACGGCTGCAACAGGTGGGATAGCCGTATTGTCTGCGGGTGTGATAACCAGGCGAGACACGTTGTAGTTCGCCCCAAGTACATCGAGATCGCCGCCTGAGGCATACGCCAGCATCACCGCGCGGGCCGCTTCGTTGACGCGCTGACGCCAGACCACTTCGCGGTAAGCATTCTCTTCGAGAAACTTGGTCAGCGGCTCGGACTCCAGCGCCAGCGTACGGGCGATGGCCTCCTGCTGATCGGCGGGAAACAGTGAAACAAGGATGGTTTTGCGCTCATCCAGGATGCGCTCATAATCCAGCGCCTCGACAACATCGGGCGCGGGCAGTTGGCTCAGATCGATAATCGGCATGGTATCAACTCACAGGAAGGGTTAAAGAGAGGGACTCGC